CCCCAGGCATAGATCACTTGGGGCCAGACCCCGAGGGCATCGGCAAGCTTCTTCAAGCCGCCGTAGTGGGCAATCGCTTCTTCTGTTTTCACTTTATTCTGACTTTCTTGAAATGGGGTGTTGACATCCTAACAGGAATTCCATAAGATGCACAACATGCGCTGAACAGATGTCCTGACGAGCGTATTTGTGAAGGAACAAAACATGGCATTGCAACTCAAGTCAACCGGCAAGCTGATGCTGAAGGGCATCAACCTGCTGGTCTATGGGCAGGCTGGCGCGGGCAAAACAAGCCTTATCGCTACGCTGCCTAACCCTATCGTCTTGTCTGCCGAGGGTGGCCTGCTCTCGATTCAAGACGCTGACCTTCCCTATCTGGAGATCGACGGGATGTCGACGCTCATGGAGGCTTATAGCTGGCTCAAGGACAGCGCCGAGGCCCAGGCGTACCAGTCTGTTGCTCTGGACAGCATCAGCGAGATTGCCGAGGTTGTGCTGAACGCTGAGAAGAAAGCAACAAAAGACCCCCGCGCTGCTTATGGCAACATGCAAGAGCAGATGGCCGACATCATTCGGGCTTTCCGTGATCTGCCGGGACGGCATGTCTACATGTCTGCCAAGCTTGAGAAGACCCAAGACGAGATGGGTCGCGTACTCTACTCGCCGTCTATGCCGGGTAACAAGACCGGGCAGGCGCTGCCATACTTCTTCGACGAAGTATTGGCCCTGCGGATCGAAAAAGATGCCGAAGGCGTGATCCAGCGCGGCTTGATGTGCGACTCGGACGGCCTGTGGCTGGCTAAAGACCGTTCGGGCAAGCTTGACGTTTGGGAGCCTGCTGACCTGGGTGCTGTTATTACCAAGATTGGAGCAAAGCGTGGCAACTAAGAAAACCGCTGTCCCACCACAGACCAGGGTGTCGAGACAGGTCTACGTACTGAACGGCATCACTTATGTGCCGCATTACAGCAAGGACTGTTTTGTAGGCCCAGGCTATGGCTTGAACCACAGGCAGCATATTTATGAATCCACACTGCGACTGAAAAACGCAGAGCCAAAGATGATGCTTTTGTGGGAACCGGAGATTGCAGCATGCAACAAAACCTAAAAGAGTACGTCAACCTGTGGCTTGCCGCAAAAGACGAAGAACGTGTGGCAATCACCTGCCGCAGGGATGCCGAAGACTGCTTGGTCAAAGCCCTTGAGGTCGCCAAAGACCTTGACGGGACGATGACCACATTGGTTCGTGCTGACCAGTTGACCTACACCGTTCGTGTCCAAGGCCGTCTAACCCGCAAGGTTGATTCAGACGCTTTGCAAGTAATTGCGGCAGAACAAGGTACGCAAGACGCCTTGTCTAGTCTTTTTCGCTGGACTCCAGAAATCAACATGACGGCTTGGAAAGCAGCCGACGATTCGATTACCCGTCCGTTCCTGGACGCTATTGTTACCACCCCCGGACGCCCGTCCTTCACCATTACTTTGAAAGATTAATCATCATGGCCTCAATTGACTTTAGTATTGACGATCTGCCCGTATCTTCCAACAACTTCGAGCCTATTCCTGATGGCTGGTATGACGCCACCATCGTGGAAAGTTCAATGAAGGACACCAAGGCAGGCACCGGCGAGTACATTGCCGTGCGTTACAAGATTGACGGGCCGAGCCACCAGGGTCGCGCATTGTTCGGTAACTTGAACGTGAAGAACCCCAACCCGAAGGCTGAAGAGATCGGTCGCCAGCAGTTGGGCGAAATCATGCGGGCTATTGGGTTGACCAGGGTTTCCAACACTGACCAGCTTATCGGCGGTCAACTGTCGATAAAACTCGTCATCAAACGCGATCAACAGTATGGCGATGGCAATGAAATCAAAGGTTTTAAAGCAATTGCCGGCGTTGTGCGCACATCCAAAGCATCCGCACCCGCCACCCTGGCTAAAACCGCACCCCCCTGGAGCAAATAATGAAGATCCATTTTGACACTGCCGAGATTGAGCAGATTCTGATTGACCGGGCAAACGAATTGTGTATGACAGGCAACAAGCCTTTCAATGCATTGCGGTTTGACTCTTACGCTTATGTTTCTGGCGTGAGCGTAATGCACGAGCCGCCGGAAGAGCCGGTGCAGGCAGCGTTGGTTTAATCATTAGGACAAGACATGGCACTCATTCCCCCCCCAACTGACCTGATTGCTGAAGCAATCGATGCCCATCATGCGTCTAAGGTAGAACTTCCCCGCGCCCACCTGGGTGCGTCTATCCTGGGCCATCACTGCGAACGCTGGCTTTGGCTGTCGTTTCGCTGGGCAGTCATCGAGCGCTTCAAAGGCCGTACTCTGCGCCTGTTTCGGCGTGGGCATAACGAGGAGGCGACTATTGTTGCCGACCTCAAGGCCATCGGGATCGAGATTCACTCGACCGAGGGTGGGCAGGCAAGGGTGGATTTTGGGTGCCATGTCGGCGGTAGTATTGACGGCATTATTGAGTCTGGCGTACCCGCTGCGCCGACCAAGCGTCATATTGCCGAGTTCAAGACTCATTCTAAGAAATCGTTTGACGATGTATTGAAGGTAGGCGTCGAGCTTTCCAAGCCTATGCACTATGCGCAGATGCAGGCATACATGCACGGCACCCAGATTGACCGGGCTTTGTATCTGGCGGTCTGCAAGGACGATGACCGGCTGTACACCGAGCGGGTGCGCTATGACGAAGCCTTTGCGACCAAACTGATTGCCAAAGGCCATAGGTTGGTCATGGACAACCTTATCCCGCCGCCGATCTCCACCAACCCAAGCTGGTACGAATGCAAGTGGTGCCCCGCGCATAGTTTTTGTCACGGAGGCCAGCAGATATCAGAAAAGAACTGCCGCACTTGTAATGAGGCATCGCCTGTCGCTGATGGCACATGGCACTGCTCCCAGTGGGACGCGACGATACCGCTCGAGGCCCAGGTCAAAGGATGTGAGCAGCACATGATTCATTGGGACATGGGGGCGAAGGTATGAGCGCTTATTACAACGAGATTGATCCATACGCAGCGGAGTGGCTGCGAAACCTGATCAAGGCCGGGCATATCGCCCCAGGTTTTGTCGACGAGAGGAGTATTGAAGATGTCACACCAAACGAACTTATGGGATACACCCAGTGCCATTTCTTTGCCGGTATTGGCGTATGGAGTCACGCTCTCCGATCTGCTGGATGGCCTGATTCTCGGCCCGTCTGGACGGGCAGTTGCCCGTGCCAGCCTTTCAGCGCGGCAGGTAAAGGAAATGGGTTTGCTGACGAGCGGCACCTATGGCCCGCCTTCAACCACCTCATCGCCGAGTGCCGCCCTCCAATTGTTATTGGAGAGCAGGTTGCGGCAAAAGCTGTTGAGCCTTGGATCGACCTTGTACACGCTGACCTGGAAGCATTGGGTTACACCTTTGGGGCTATTGCGTTCCCGTCTGCGGGCATCGGTGCGCCACACATCAGGGACAGGATGTACTGGGTGGCCGACTCCGCAGTGCGCGGACGACAACCTTTCCCGAACGTCAAACCCACAAGCCTATTCAATAGCAAGACTTTTGCGGACGAACAAGTACACCAATCTGGCACAAACGGCGCAAGCCCTGGCGGGCTGGACAACAACAACAACAAGGGATTGGAAGGACACCGGGGCGGACATCAAACCGAGAGCGGACGGGACGGCGAGATTCGACCAGTTGCCGAGACAAGCGAATCTGGCGGGTTGGCCGACGCCGACAGTGACAGATGCAGCGCGGGGCAATGGGACGATCAGGCCGCAGGACACAGGGATACCACTGCCGCAGCGGGTAGCAATGATCGACACCAATCAGCCGGCCCGACTAATGGCTTCTGGGGAGCTGCTGACTGGCTCCTCTGCCGGGATGGAAAGTGGAGGCCAGTTGAACCCGGCACATTCCCGCTGGCTCATGGGGCTGCCAGCCGCGTGGGACGCCTGCGAGCCTACGGAAACGCAATCAACGCTAAAGCGGCGCAGGCTTTTATTGAATGCGTAATATGAAGCGCCGCCGCTCCCCCCTCATGAACGTCATCACCAACCCGGTAACCCGAGCCATTGAGAAGGCGGCGATGAATCAGTTTGTGCTGGATTCCTCGATAGCTTTTTGGTCGATGCCCGAAGGCACACCCTGCAAGTCTTTGCTGATAGGGGTCTCCAAGACCGTCATTAGCGCCATCAAGGCCATCGAGGGCATGGATGACCCCCACGGTATTGGCGACGATTTCCTGCTGTGCGTCGAGCAGATGATTGATGCCAGTGAGCGCGGGTATACGTGGCGAGTATCGGACGCTGCGGCGTTTGAGAATGCGTTACGTGCCGCTGTAGACATCTTGCAGGGCGTGTCCCCTGTTGAGATGCTGGACGCGACCGTTTGGGTCAATCAGTGTGGGAGTGTGTTGGCATGAAGCTCAGAGACTATCAACAGCAGACCATTGACGACCTCTACAAATGGTTTGAAGCAGGCAACAAAGGCAACCCTTGCTTGGTGCTTCCCACTGGCTCGGGCAAGTCCCACATCATTGCAGCGCTTTGCAAGAATGCCTTGCAAGAATGGCCCGAAACCCAGATTCTCATGCTGACCCATGTGAAGGAACTCATTGAGCAAAACGCCGAGAAGCTGCGCCAGCACTGGCCGTCTGCCCCGCTGGGTATCTACAGCGCAAGCATGGGTTCAAAGCAATTAGGTGAGCCAATCACTTTTGCTGGCATACAGTCCGTCAGCAAGAAAGGTGGCTTGTTAGGCCACCAGGATTTGGTCATTATCGATGAATGCCACCTTGTAAATCACAAGGCCGAAGGCGGCTATCGTACACTTCTATCGACCCTCTATCGGACAAATCCCAAGCTGCGGGTGATAGGTTTGACGGCAACGCCTTTTCGCTTGGGGCATGGTCTCATCACCGACAAGCCTGCCATCTTTGATGCCCTGATTGAGCCAGTTAGCATAGAAGAATTGGTCTATAAAAAGTTCCTAGCGCCATTGCGATCCAAAGGCACCAAGGTCAAGCTTGACACCGCTGAAGTTCACAAGCGCGGCGGCGAGTTTATCGAGTCCGAACTGCAAGCGGCGGTCGATACGCCAAAGAACAACCTGTCCATTGTCGAGGAAGTCATCAGCCTTTCTGGAGAAAGAAAAGCATGGTTATTTTTCTGTGCAGGGGTTGACCATGCTCACAATGTCGCTAACCAATTGAATGCCCACGGCATCGTAGCGTCATGCGTTACAGGCACCACGCCCAAGCGTGATCGCGAACAAATCCTGGCTGACTTCAAGGCAGGCAAGATTCGGGCTTTGACTAATGCCAACGTGCTGACCACAGGGTTTGATTATCCCGACATCGACATGATTGCCATGCTGCGGCCTACTATGTCGCCTGGGCTGTACGTGCAGATGGCCGGTCGAGGCTTGCGTCCCAAGTCCCATACTGACCATTGCTTGGTGCTGGACTTTGCTGGTGTCGTGGCGACTCATGGGCCGATTACTAATGTCCAGGCGCCCAAGAAGGCCGGTGAAGGTAACGGCGAAGCCCCTGTCAAGGTTTGCCCGCAGTGCGATGAACTATGCCATTGCGCCGTTAAGGTCTGCCCAGCTTGCGGCTGGACGTTTGAAGTATTGCCACCGCCCAAGCTTGAACTGCGCGACGACGACATCATGGGCTTGCAAGGCAATGACATGGAAATCACCCATTGGCAATGGCGCAAGCACATCAGCTACACCAGTGGTAATGAAATGCTTGCCGTGACATACTACGGGTGTCTTTCCGATCCCCCCATTACAGAATACTTTGCTGTTCTGAACAGCGGCTACGCTGGCGAGAAGGCCAGGAATACATTGGCCTCAATCATGTCAAAAGCTAATGCCAAATGGATTCCAGTTGAATCTGGAGGCCTTGAGGAATTTAGCGCCGGGATGAACATTAGCCAACCGCCAGCCAGCATTGAATTCAAGCGTGATGGGAAATTTCATCGAGTGATTAGCCGCAAGTGGATACATGACCCCTACACGAATCCCGACAGAACACGAGGAGCAGCGCGAACTGGTGCGCTGGATCAGGCAAGGCTTTGATGCGCGGGTCTTTGCGATCCCTAACGGTGGCCTGCGCGGGATCGCTGCCGCAGGCAGGCTAAAGGCCGAAGGAGTCAGTGCAGGAGTCCCCGATCTTTTCGTGCCAGCCTGGACGCTATGGATCGAGATGAAGCGCACCAAGGGCGGTGCGGTCTCGCCAGAGCAGCGAGATTGGCATAGCCACCTGCTGGCTATCGGTCACAAAGTGATAGTTGGCCGGGGCTTTGAAGATGCCAAGAAAAAGATCCTAGAGCTAGGGTTTGTCCCTACTAAAGTGACAGGACACAAGGGATAAGATGGCTTGCCGGAATAGCCCGGTTCACATGACATGTTAAGAAAAGAGGGAATTTTATGCACTTCTGCTTCAACTACACCATCTACGACCTTGAGCTTGCCTGCGTCTGCGAGTACACCGAAGAGTGGTATCAAGACAACGAATGCCTGATGACGTTTGTCTCGGCCCACCTTGGCGATGCCGACCTGACGGAACTGATCGATTCCTACGCCAAATCCAAAATTGAAGACGCTGCCTGGGAGGCATACAGCAAATGAAACCAGCTACCGCAAACGAACGTAAGCAGGCCGAGCGCCAACGCTATAGGGATGCAGGCCTTATCGCCGTCACCGTTTGGGTCAAGCCTGCAAACCGTGAACTCATCAAGACACTAGCAAAGGACATGAAATGACAACACCTTACAACACCGGCAAAGTAAAGATTGGCCTTGCATACCAGCGCAAGATTGAATACGCCACTGATGCATATTTGCAGCGGGCATTGCTCGAGGAGGCCGCAGACCGTCAGCATATTACGGCGGTGGCCTTTGTCATGGCGGCATGTTTTGCTGCTGCTATCGCAATGATTTTGGTCTACACATGAAATGCCCTATTTGCCACGCCTGGACTTTGGTCAAGAAGACCCAGCGGCGAGCAAATAACGTCACTCACCGCCGCTATGAATGCGGCAATATGCACAGATTCTCAACGGAGGAAAAATGCCTGCAAAACAAATTGGCGGCACTCACTACAGCAAGCTGAAGATACAACCTGTCGTGTATATCCATGCAAATGGCATCGGATTTTGCGAAGGCAATGTTATTAAGTACGTCACCCGCTGGCGCGACAAAGGCGGCATTGCTGACCTTGAGAAAGCCAGACATTACATTGATATGTTAATTGAATTGGAAAAGACATGAATAGCAACGAAGCATTTGAAGCTTGGATTGGGCGATCTGCTGCCGAAGCAGATGGTGGCTGGAGCAAAGAAGTTTGGGATACCGCTTGGGCCGCTGCCACCTCACATATTACCGCCTGGGCCAATACTGTTACGCCCCCTTGCGATGAGCCTTGGCAAGACGGTTATGAGCATGCGCGGCGTTGGGTTAAAGAGATTGGACTGAAATGATCGGCATCGTCTTCAACAAGCGGGCACAGAAATGGCTGGCCCGAGTCGGCAACGAGCATATTGGTTCGTTTGTCACAGAGGCCGAGGCTATCGCCGCCCAGGCCCACCATGACCCGCTGGGTACTCGCCACATCAAGCGGCAGAATAACCGGCCATTCAGTACATCATATTTTTCAATCAGTGCATCGCCGTCTATCTTTACGATGGCGAAATTTAAAAGGACGAGGGAATCGAGATGAATGAAATAATTGCTGAACTGTACGATCAAGCTATCGTCATCGAAGATGGCGGAGATTATGTATGTGGGGAATTAGACCCTGAGAAGTTTGCCGAGTTGATTATCAAAGATCAGCAGCGCGAGTGGGTCGGGCTGACGTTTGATGATTTTCCAGAAGCAGAGTTTGGCAATACTGAATTCTTAGCTGGCGCTAGATGGGCAGCAAGAATACTAAAGGAGCGCAACACATGAACCCTTGGATAATAGAGTCCGTTATCACAGTTACAAAAGAAGCGGCGAAGCGCAACGGTTTCCGACTTGAGTCAGCCAGCGACAATCGGATCGCGCTCATGGCAGATAAACATCCTTACGCCAAGGACATTTGTATCGTCCGGTTTAATACGTGGGAACAGGCCGAAGTGTGGTTCGGTGGTTACGAGCAGCAGATAATGGAAGCCAAGGTTATAAAAATGGGCAAGATACCAAAGAAGGAGAAAAACGAGAAAAGCATAAATGTGGATGGCAACGCCTCGATACGGCTGTGCAAAGATCAATAATAGGAGTAAAAACAACATGAGCGGCGGACACTTCGACTACGACCAATACAAGATTGGTTATATTGCTGACAGCATTGAGCAGTTAATTTATAACAATAACAGCGAAGAACTAAATGAGTATGGAGATAGAAAAAGTAGGGGCTACACCGACGAAACAATTAGCGAGTTCCGCACCGCACTACGACTGCTAAGACGCGCTCAAATCTACGCACAGCGAATTGATTGGCTAGTAAGTTGTGATGACGGGGAGGACACTTTCCACAAGCGCCTAGCCCTTGATCTTGCTGCCGAATCTAATGCGGCGGCTTAACCTTATGCCCATGCTTCAGCCAAATCGACAGCAAGGCATAGACAATGATCAAGATAGCGGCCAGCTTGCCATACCGCCTAGCCATTTGTAATCAGATACGCAATTAGCGCACCCGCCGCAAAGCACCACCACGTTGCGTCATTCATACGATGTTCATCCTCGCTGACTTTTGAGGCTTCTAGTTTATCTTGAGCCTCGATGTCATCTTTGGCTTTCAGGAATTCAGCCCAGCCGGCTACGCCATGCTCTTTTAGGATGTGGCGCTTTAGGTCTTCAGTAGTTTTGTGTTCTTGCTGCTTGGCAACGAAGTGTTGGTAAGCCCGCTGCTCTTGCAGGCTTCCAAGTTGCTCTTGCCTGCGCCGGTCATGCTCGCGGATGCGGCGCTGCTGAAGAATTACGGCATGCGAGTCTGCCTGGACATCGGCGACAAGCTTGCCGCCTTCTTTGCCAACTGCTATGGACTCTTTGAGAGTGCCTATTGCCGCCTTGGCCCCTTCATTGACTCCTGCGGCGTCCATTAGGACGATGCAACGCCCTTGACCTTTTCGACAGTACGCAGGCCACCCATGCCCAGCATGCCCAGCATGAGTTGCCAGAGGTTGTCATCAAGCCCAGGTAGTACGGGCCAATTGTGGCCGGTAATGATGCCTGCCCAGACTAGCAGGGGCCGAGCGATGTACTGACAAGCCAAGGCAGCAGCGCAGACCCAGCCAATCGCTGGCCGCCAACCACCGATAAACACCGAGCCGGAGGCAGCTTCAGCTTTATTGATATCCATCTGGCCTTGCACCAATTGGACGGCGGCGGCAAGTTGTTGCTTTTCTGCCTCAGATTTATCCGGCCAGATTTTATTGATGACCGTGCCGGCTAAGTCGGCGATTGCGCTGTCTATTGCCATTCGCCGGTCTCCATCTGCTTAGACAACCGCTTGGCCCGCTCTGGCGTTTGCTTGGCCCAAGTGGATTCAAGCATGGCTACAGCGGCTTCAGCGTAGCGGCCAACCCTTATGTGGCCTAGAGTCGTTGTGAAGGCCAGAAGCCCCTTTACGCCCATCTGAAACGCCATTCCGATCAGGACTGCCTGCCTGCGTTCATCGAGAAGATGAAACCAAGGTAGCGCAGAGGTCAGCCCATCAGTCTTGCGCTTCACATCATTTGCCAACAAGTAATCAATTTCATCAGGATAGAGCAAACCACCCTTGCGCTGGTCGATCAAGCGGCCAACGCCAATAGTCCAGAACCCGAGCGAATCCTGGTAGGCGTGAGCCACCACGCCCTCTTCATTACGCAATTGCTGGATGATATTCATCGGTCAACTTTCCCATCGAGCTTGTCAAATATCTTGGCAAGCAAGTCGCGGATTTCCTTGAGGTCTTGCCGGTAGTCATCGCGGGTCACGTAGGTCTTGGGAATCTCGGAACTGAGTTTTGATAGGTCAGCATTGAGTTCCTTGACCGCCGTCCATAGCTCCCTAGCGAACCATCCCGCTACCGTACTGGCGATGACAAAACCGGCGTTGAAGAGGGATTGGTAGTCC